CAAACAAATAAATTTTGGCCAGCGATATCACGAATCGACAATGTTTATGGAGATCGTAATCTTGTCTGCTCTTGTGAAAACTATTTTGATAATGAAGATGGAACTGAAAGACTGGTTGAACTCAATCAACCAAACAAAGAAAAATTTAATAGATGAAGATCCTTCTATTGAAAAGGATTATCCTCCTTATATAATCAATCGCTGTCTCTCTGGTCATCTTGATGCAATTATGTTTGCAAATGAGATGAATATGTATTCCTTCTTACCAAAGAAGATGCAATATGACTTTTTTATAAATATCCTCAGAACTAAGAAGAGATTCTCTCCTTGGCTCCGCAAAGATACAATTAAAGATATTGATCATGTAAAACGTTACTATGGTTATAGTAACGAAAAAGCAAAGCAAGCATTGACTCTTTTAACTAAAGAACAAATTGCTTTCATTAAATCGAAGTTTGAAACTGGAGGAACAAAATGAGTGTGGTGCAAGTGCCAGAGGTGAAATGGGCACCTGACAGAATGGTTGAAGTGGTTCTTGGTGAACCCGATGATTTTTTAAAAGTTCGTGAGACACTAACACGTATTGGTGTTGCCTCTAGAAAAGAGAAAAAAATATATCAATCATGTCATATACTTCACAAACAAGGAAGGTATTATCTTGTCCACTTTAAAGAACTTTTTGCTCTTGATGGAAAACACGCTAACCTTACTTCTAATGATGTTCAGCGTCGCAACCGTATTGCTCAGCTTCTTGCTGATTGGGGATTGGTTGGTGTGGTCGATGTAGTGAGAATACAAGACATCGCACCTTTAAATCAAATCAAAGTGTTATCATATAAAGATAAAGGAGATTGGATTTTAGAAACCAAGTACAATATTGGTGCAAAAAAGAAGAAAGAAGAAGGGGAGGGTTGACACCTCCTTTTTTTATGCTATACTATATTTGTTGGACGCAACATGGGAGTGACTGAATAAACTTACTGGCAACCGCTGGTTAAGGTGATGAGACACAGGTGGTGCTCGCTGTTCGCAGGGACAGAACTACTAAACCAAGTAGGACTCAGGCTGTAACGTATTTACTTCTGTAGTAATGCCCGTTACTTGTTGGTACACAGGAACCCAACCTCCCTCTTTTATTTTGAAGTGTTTGTTTCATAGTGTAGGGGTGGTTTTTACCACCTCTTTTTTTGTGGAAAGTGTTATAATTAGTAGTGTCGCCTTCGGGGACAAAACTCACACTCGCTTATTAAAGGAGAACTATGACTTACTTACAAAAGTATCATACTGCTAATCTTCCAGAATTAATGAAGATTATTTCTAAGAATGGAATTGGTATGGATTCATACCTAGATAGATTTTTCAATTCTTACGAAACCACAACAAACTATCCACCATACAATCTTATTCATGTAAATAATGTTGAGTCGATACTAGAAATCGCATTAGCAGGATTTAGTAAAAATGAACTTAATGTTTATACTGAATATGGAAAACTTATTGTTGAAGGAAAGAAAAAGGAAAAGGAGAAAGAATCCGAGTATGTCTATCAGGGACTGGCTCAAAGATCTTTCAACCGAACCTGGTCATTATCAGAAGATATTGAAGTCAGAGAGGTTTTATTTAAAGATGGATTACTTACCGTTAAGTTGGGTAAAGTAGTTCCAGAACACCATGCACGAAAAGATTATATGTGATATAATTAGATTAGATTATGTAATTAGATGGATTATAAAACATCTGGAGTTGATATCGAAGCAGGTAGATCCTTTGTAAATGATATAAAGGACACCATTAAGTCCACTCATAGACCAGAAGTCTTGGGTGGATTTGGTGGTTTTAATGGTATGATGAAGATTCCATCAGGATATAAAAACCCTGTTCTTGTATCTGGTACAGACGGAGTTGGTACCAAATTAAATCTTGCTCGTATGGCAAATGACCATCACGGTATAGGTATTGACCTTGTTGCAATGTGTGTAAATGATGTAATTACAAGTGGAGCAGAACCTTTATTCTTTTTAGATTATATTGCTTGTGGTAAACTTGATAGTGGTATTCTTAAAGTTGTTGTAAATGGTATTGCTGATGCTTGTAAAATTGCAGGATGTTCGCTATTAGGTGGTGAAACTGCAGAGATGCCTAAGTTTTATACTACAGGTAAATATGATGTTGCAGGTTTTTGTGTAGGTGTTGTTGAAGAAGATGAATACGTTGATGGAAGAACTATTGTAGAAAAAGATATTATTATTGGTATTGAAAGTAGCGGACTTCATAGTAATGGATTCAGTCTGATCAATGATATGATTACTAAACAAAAATTATTTTTAAATCGGACACCTGAGTTACTTACTCCAACAATCATATATGCACCAATAGTCAAAAAACTTGTTGAAGATAAACTTGTAAAAGGTATGGCACATATCACTGGTGGAGGTCTTCCAGAAAATTTACCAAGATGTATCCCTAAAGGATTGAATGTTAAATTAAATTATAATTCTTGGCAGTTACCTGAGATATTTCAGAAAATCATGTTAGCAGGTGAGATACCACAGGAGGAGATGATAAATGTTTTTAATCTTGGTATTGGCTACTGTATTGTAACATCTCCTAACAATGAAGAGAATATTCATAATATTATAGAAGACTTAGGATTTAGGTCTTGGACAATTGGAGAAGTTGTGCTATAATGATTATAACAACGTAAAAAAATGTCAATTAAACTTACTCTACTTAAATCTGGAGAAACTCTTATATCAGAGATGAAAGAGTTAGTCGCAGAAGATACGGAACAAGCACATGCATATTTACTTGAAAATCCACATAAGGTTGAAACAAGAGAAAAATCTTTTTTAACTGAAGAGGAAAAGAAAACAGGTGATTTTGGTATTGATGTAATATTGATACCTTGGATTATTCTGTCTGCGGATAAAAAAGTAATTATACCTATAGATGTTGTAACCACTGTAGTTGAACCAATCGCATCTGTTAAACAGATGTTTATAGATAAGAATGAGGCATTTAGTATAAAGGAGGAAACAAATGATTAAGTGTGTACTTGTAGATGTTGATACAGTTCTTATCTCAGAAGTCGTAGAAATGGATGCAGAACTTGGAGATCCAAATTGTAAATTAATAAATCCATATCTATTCAATAGTATTGATGATATGAAACCTTGGAAGTCTGAAATTACAAATCAAACAGAGTTTATGATACGTTCTGAAGATATATTGACAATTGCAGACCCCACTGGTACAGTTATGGACAGATATACTGAATTGACTTCATAATGCGATTTTATACCAACGTACAAATGGTAGGGGATCATTTCCTTGTTCGTGGTTATGAAGATGGTAAACATTTTGCCACTCGTGAAAAATTTTACCCAACTCTATTTGTTGATTCAAAGAGAAAAACAAAATATAAAACTCTTGATGGTTTACCTGTTGAGCCAATTGAACCTGGCACTGTTCGTGATTGTCGTGACTTCATTAAAAAATATAATGAAGTTGAGAACTTTAACATTTATGGGAATGAAAGATATATCTATCAATACATATCAGAAAAATATCCAGAAGTCGAAGTCAAATTTGACACAGAGAAAATAAAACTTACCACGATTGATATTGAGGTTGCATCTGAAAATGGATTCCCTGATGTAGAATCCTGTGCAGAAGAAGTATTACTTATTACTCTACAAGATTATGCAACTAAACAGATTCGTACTTGGGGTCGTGGTGCCTTTAATAATAAACAAGAGAATGTAATTTATAAAGGTTTCAATACAGAATATGAACTTCTTACAGATTTTATTCACTGGTGGATGATTGAAGATAATACACCAGAAGTTATTACTGGTTGGAATAGTAAGTTATACGATATTCCATATCTCTGTCGTCGTATTGATAGAATACTTGGTGATAAACTGAAGAAGAGAATGTCACCTTGGGGTTTAGTAACTGAAGAGGAAACATACATCTCTGGTCGTAAACATTTATCTTATGATATTGGTGGAGTATCACAGTTAGATTATCTTGACTTGTATAAGAAGTTTACTTACAAAGCACAAGAGTCATATCGTTTGGATTACATTGCGAGTGTTGAACTCGGACAGAAAAAACTTGACCACTCAGAGTTCGATACATTTAAGGATTTCTACACAAAAGGTTGGCAAAAGTTTGTTGAATATAATATCATTGACGTTGAACTTGTTGACCGTATGGAAGACAAGATGAAGTTGATTGAGCTTGCCTTGACTATGGCATATGACGCAAAAGTTAACTACGAAGATGTGTTCTATCAAGTAAGAATGTGGGACACAATAATTTACAACTATCTCAAGAGAAGAAACATTGTCATTCCACCAAAAAATCGCTCAGATAAATCAGACAAATATGCAGGTGCATACGTTAAAGAACCGATACCTGGAAAGTATGATTGGGTGGTGTCGTTTGATCTTAACAGTCTGTACCCTCATCTTATTATGCAATATAATATTTCCCCCGAAACATTACTCGACAATAAACAT